AACCTGAACGCGGTCGGGTGCGCATTGGCCGCATTGGTCAGGCCGCGCAGGGCACCGGTGGCCGATTTCAACATGCCGGTCATGCTTTCCAGCAGCCCGCCCTTGCTGCCTGCGGCCACCATGAAATCTTGCGCGGCGGCTTTCATCTGGCCGCTTTGGCCGAAAAAGCTGTCCTTCGTGGTGTTATAGGCTTGGTCCAGGCTCTGGGTTTTGGTGTAGGCCTCGCGCGAACGCAGGATCGTGGGCAATTGCTTGTTGATGAGGTTAAACAGCGCGCCGCCGCTCTTGCCAAACAGCACCATGTTCTCGCGCTCAACATCGGTCACACCGCGCTTTTGATAGGCGGGCAGCACATATTTGCGATAGAATTCCACCGGATCGCTCGACAGCGTTGCCGCAGCATCCTTCCCCATCGGGTTTGCGCCGTTCTTAAACTCCTTGATGCCGCCCACTTGGTTGAAGACCACTGCATCCTTGTTCCACAGGCCAAGGCGCAGCAGCTCCCGCGCGGAGGCCTGATTTTTCACCATGCCGTTCATCCGCGAATAGGCCCCCTGAAGGCCCACACCTGCGCTATCGTGCAATTCCGCAATCAGAGGCTCAAAGTCGGCAAACATGGTGCGGGCCGATAGCTTCATGCCCGATGTGCCCGCGCGCGCCAGAAAGCTCTGATAGGTTGAGGCATCAACCGTGCCGCCCGAGGATTGGATAGCGCGAAACAGGCCATCGGTCAGCGCGGCGGCGCGCTTGGGGTCCGTGGTGCCGCCTGCCTGCTCGACAAAGCGCAGGAAATAGCGCTCCTGCTCCTCGCCCAGTTCTTTGCCGCTGGCCTTGAGCGTGGCCGCCATCTTTGCCATTATCGGGGCCATCATCTTGGCCCCTTTCAACTGCTCTTCCGCGCTATGCTCCCCGCTTTCGCGGAACGCGCCTTGGGCCTCCAGCAGATAGCGCAGGTTTTCCTTCGCGCTCGATCCGGCAACGCCCATGGCTTTGGAATAGGCAGTCAGTTCATTCACCGCCCCATCGTTCAGGCCAAGGATGCGCAGCTTGTTTTGCATGGCCTGATATTCGCCCGCCTCGTGGGCGATGGCCATGCCGGGGGCCATGAGCAGCGCGGCGCTCATAAGGCCTGCGCGGCCCTCGCTCTTATAGGTATTGGCTTGGCGCTGGATGCTGGCCGTGCGGCCATCAATGGCCTCTAGGCGGCGGCGGCGCTCAATTTTGGCGCGCAGCTCCTCTTCCTGTTGCATCAGCTTTTTTTGGGCAGACCACAGGCTGTTCACGCTGCCAGTGGCAGTCTTTAGCTGGTCATCATAGGCACGGATGCCCTTTTTGACATTGACCAGTTCACTGGCAAGGCCGCGCATTTCATCCTTGCTGGATCGCCCAAGCCCAATCATGGACTTGAGCGATCCAGACAGGCCGTCCATCGCCGTAAACTTCACCATCAAACTGAGAAGATTATCGGCCATTTATTCCTGCCCTTGCATGGCGTTCCAGCGCTTGATGGCGCGTTCACGCCATCCCAAAAGCTCGCCTAAATCCATCGCTTCCAATTCGGCCTTGGACCAATGAAATACGACGGCGACATCTGCGATCATGTCGTCAACGGTTAGGCCTGCATCTGCTCGATCTTCGCCTGGTCCGTCGAGCTGAGAAAAAAATGCCAGAATGCTCCGGCAATCTCGCCAATGTCTTCGGTGCTCAACTGTTCGGCTTCATGAACAGCAACCAAGGGCGAACTCACCCGCGGGATGACGGCCAAAACCGAGTTAATGTCACCATTGGCCAGATCGGGCACCTTCAGCCCGCGCAATTCGCCAGCGTTCGGCTTGCGCAGCATGATCTCGGTGATCAATTCGCCATTGGCGCGGGTGATGGGTTCCGACAGCAGGACCGTTTTGGACTTGCCCGGCTGGGGGGCAAAGGCGGCGGCGATTTTGGCATTGGTCATGGGGGCGTCCCTTTCGATCAGTGGTGATAGGAGTGGGTAATCGTCGTGGTGCGAGACATGCGCGCGCAGCAGGCGGGGCGATAGGCCGGGGGCGTGTAGGAGGGGGGATACACATGCACGACTTGCGGGCGGGGCTGGCTGGCGCGGCCCGCCATATAGCCCAGCGCGCCGCCGATCAGGCCATCGCGCAAGGTATGGTCGGCAGGGGCGGCATTAGGCATGGCATCGCCCAGCGGGTCAGCATATGCGCCCTGCTGGATCGGCCCATCGGCAGAGCAAGCGGCCAGCGAAAGCGATGCCACCGCCATGGCGGAAATGACCAAGATTTTACGCATGGATGAGTCCTGTTGGAAAAGATCATGCGGGCCATAGCCTTAGAGGCTGGTTTCGCCCCGGCGCGAAATGCGGGCGCGCCGGGGCGAAGGGGCTTAATCGGCTACGGCTGCGCGGATTTCGGCATTCCGATCAACACCGAAAACGATGAAAACATTGCCCATCACGTCGATGGTGATCCAGTTTTCGCCATCAACGTCCAGTTGGTAATAGACGCAGGAAAGTTTGGCCTTGTGGGCGGTGTCATCGCCCACCTTGGCATTGCCCATGTCGATCTCGATATATTGCCCAATCACGGTCACCTCGACCGTGCTGACCGCGCCAGAGCCATCCTCCTGATAAGCGCCAGAGAAGCGGGCGACCACTTCATCATAGGCCGCCGCGCCAAAATCGCGCAGGGCGCTTTTGACCAGACCGGCGTTTGTGAAATCCAGTTCCAGCTTTTCCAGCCCGATGGTGGACTGAAGCGGGGCCAACATACCGGCGTTGCGATATTCGATCAGCTTGTGCGCCAGCTTGGGCAGGGTCACTTCGGAGACGATGCCGCGATGGCCCCGGCCCTGAAGGTGCAAATTCATGTTTTTGAGTTTCGCGGGGAAGCCCATGGCGAAGCGCTCCTATGGAAAGGGAAGGGGATGGCGCGGCGATTATGCCGCGACCGCCGTAGTCGTGGCGGCCAACTGAGAGGCAAAATCGCTGTAATAGGTATCGGTGATGGTCTGCACTTCGGTCAGGCTTTGCAGCGGCGCGCAGGGGGTGAAATCATAGCTGAGCGTGAGGTCGCCACTGGCCAGTTCACCCGTCGCGTTCAGCGCCGTGTTGTAATAGAAATTGCCGCCGATCATCTGGCCATTGATCACACATTTGCGAATGAAGGCATTGCCCTTGGCGATCAGAGCCTTGACCATGCCCACCGTCAGCGGGCTGTCCACATAGGGGAAGTGGGCCTTTTGGATCGTGTCCTGGAGCACTTGCGAGGTGCGGACCGCGCTCTCAAATTTCCAGCTATCCACGCTCGACGTGGTTTCATTGCCCCAAAACCGCCAGCCATCGTGGCAAATGATCGTGGTGATGCCCGCCGCGTTGAGCAGCGCCGCATCGGTGGTGTCATCATCCATCACCCATGACACATCCGCAGCGGTGCCGGTGATACCATTGACCACCACGTTGGAAAGCGTCTTATGCCAGCCCACGGTCTGATCGATATAGGCTCGCATGCCGACCGCGCAGCCAATCGTATCAGCATGGCCCAAGCTGGTGGCGGGCCAGAGCAGCATCAATTCGCGTTCGCCAAACTCCTCACGATAGCTGATCGCCTCGTCGCGCGTGTCGCCCTCGGCCATGGCATAGACCATGCCGCGCAGGCGCTTGGCCACAGCGACCAGCCCATTGGTGACCGCCAGCGTATCCAGCCCCGGCGCACCCAAGATGCGCGGACGAGATCCCGTCTTGGCCTCAGCCATCAACAGCGCCTGCATACCGCTATATGCGGGGCCATTGGTGCCCAGCACCTTGGCATCCTGATTAGCGGCATCCACAGCCACACGGACCACCACGATATTCGGGCTGACGATATTGGCGATAGCGGTCAGCGCAGGGCGCAGCGTGTTGGTCGGTCCAGCGGTGCCCGATTTGGCCAGCGCGGTGATCACGTTGGAAATCAGCACCGGGGTATCAAGCGGGAACATCGCCTCATCCGCATCCGGCGCGGTGACAACCAAGCCGATGACAGAGGTGGCGACAGTGGCAGGCGTCAGGCTGGTAGAGGTCTTCAGCATGGTCTTAATGCCGTGCATAGCGGTTATCCTATCGAGAGAGGGGGATGGTCTGGGCGGTAGTGGCAGTGCTGGCGGTGTTGCGCAGGCGCTCGACGGTCATGATCGCGCTGCCGGTGGCCAGATCGCCGGACACGGTGACCTTGGTCAGCTTGATCCGGGGCAGCCACCGGGCGATGGCCAGCGCCGCCGCAGAGGATAGCAACAGGCCCGTGGCGCGGTTGATGGGCTGGTCGATGATCTCAAAGCCGATCCAGCCATATTCAAGCCGCATCCATTCGGTGCCCGGCGGGGTAGACAGCAGATCGGCTATGCAGTGATCATCATAGGCATCACCGCTCAGCAGCGCGCCCGTGGTGGGGTCCATGCCGCTGCTCACAGATGATCCTCGACCGCTGGCGGCAGAGTGATCGCAATGGGCACGGTGACATGCACACTGGCCACGCGCTGGGCCGCATGGGTGATCGCGCTTTCCAGCAGCGCAATGCGCGCGGGCAGTTGGGCCAGCAGATTGGTGTAATAGTAATACGCCTTGACCTGCGGCGCGATATTCACCCCGATCAGCTTGGCAATCCACGTGGCCAACTTGACCGGATCAGCTACCGGCGGGTCGAGCAATTCCAGCCATGGGGCCAGTTCATCAATCTTGGCCTGCACGACGGCCAGCTGGGCGTTGATCGGCGCCATGGCCTGATCAACGCAGGCTTGCAGGTCGGGCGGGCTTTTGACCGCGTTGACCTTCGCGATCAGCGCATCAATCGCCTCAATATTCAGGACATTGGAACCTTGGACATTCATGGCGCGGCCCTCAATTGATATTGTCGACGATGCCGCCGCTGACCGTCACAGACTGGCCGGTGGGCGTGGTGAATGCGCCGGTCGCGCCAACATCGCTGGCGATCACACCGGTCGCGCTGATCGATCCTTTGACCGACAGATCGGATTCTAGGCTGACGCCCGCCGGGGCAATGATGGTGACCTTGCCAGCGGGGGGCAGGTTGATGATCAGATCATGGCCGGTTGGGTCATAGGTAATGGTCGCGCCATCCTCATAGGCGGCGAGAAACTCGGTCAGGCTATTGCCGGGGGCCGGATAGGCATCGCTGATCAGCCCGCGCAGGGCGACAGCCGCGCCGATCTCGCCTGCTGGGCAGAGCAAGACGACCTGCTCCCCCTTGCTAGGCGGAGACCATGTGCGGGTGCGGCCCATCCGCATCTCAAACCAGCGGACAGGTGGGCTGATGCTGTCATCATCCAGCGTGACCACACAGCGCGCCGCAGCCAGATCGACACTGGCAATCGAGCCAAAGCGGATCAACTGATCGGGTCTGTTGCGGTGTCTTCGGGCGTTCTCATGACCCGACAAAGCCACAGCGCGCGGCGCGTCTCCATATGCCGACATTGTTAGGCCACCCGCCACAATGGGGCCGCATGGCTGGATATGCATGACGGATCAATAGAGAGGCCATGCCTAGCACTTCCGTCATCGACTTATCGCAACTTGCTCTGCCCAATGTGGTGGAGCAGATCGACTATGAGGCAATCCGCACAGGCTGCATTGCCAAGGTGCAGGAGGCCTTTCCAGATTTTGGCGCAGAGGATCTAGCCAATGTCGCGGTGAAGGTTTTGGGCGTGATCGCCTATTTCGAGAGCCTGCTGCGGCAGGATTTTAATGAGCGGGCCAAGCAGATGTTTTTGGCCTATGCCACCGGCACCACGCTGGACCAGATGGGGGCCGAGCGCGATGTTTTGCGCCTGTCGGGCGAACTGGACGATGCCTATCGCGCCCGTATTCAATTGGCCCCCACCAGTTGGAGCGTCGCCGGGCCAGCGGCAGCCTATCGCTTTTTTGCGCTAAGCGCGGCCAGCACGATTGCCGATGTATCGGTCACCACGCCCAAGCCCGATGACATCAAGGCGCTGATCGAGGCCACGTTAGCCGCGCATGGCGTTTCGGCCG